ACAAGATCCGGTTCTCTCTGAACTCCGAGGAAACCCGGACGAGGGAGCAGGATATCGAATGGCGGACGCCCACCCTGAACGGGACCGGCGCCGGCGTGCAGCTGACTTCCGGCGGCCCGCTGAGCTTTGCCGTGCATGAGAGCTTTACCACTCTGGCCGCGGCGAAGACCTGGCTGAACGGAAAAGCGGGGATTTCCTGATCACAACGGGGCGGGGGCTTTCACGGGCCTCCGCCTCTGCTTTTTTAAGACATAAGGGGGCAGAAAAATGGCAGAAATTAAGCTCAAGGGGCGGACGATTCCGCTGCTGTATACCGTTTTCGAGATGAAGCAGGTCCAGGAAGAGATCTGCAGCCTGGGTGATTTTCAGTTTGTCATCTTCGGGCAGAACCGGGATGATGAACATGATCACAGCCGGTACGCGAGCGCTGAGCACCTGACCGCGCTGGCAAAGCTGATCCGGATCATGGGGAATGCCGGGCTTGAAGAAGCCGGTGAAGCGCCGGACCTGACGGAAAAGAGCATCATGCGGGCGATCAAACCCGCGAACATCCCGGATTATATCAGCGCGTGCGCGGATGCGCTGAATGAGGGCATGTCAAGCGAGTATCCAAAAGAAGAGGCGGCAGGCCCGGTGGATGTCACGCTTGAGGAAATGAACAAAAAAAAAGAGACGGAACGCTGACCTATCTGATGGTGGTCAGCTGGGGCCTGACCGCGGGGCTGCGGCTGGATGAGATCCACCGCATGAGGCCCGGCGCGGTCATGGACCTTTATCTATACAGACGGCAATACGACAGCGTTATGCATTGGCTGCCGGGGAGGTGAATGGATGGCGGGCGTAAATGTCAAGATGGGCGTCAGCGGCGTTCAGCAGTTTAAGAACGCGATGAAGGAGAGTCAGGCCGCCGTCAAAACTCTCGACGCCGAACTGAAACTGAATGAGCAGCAGCTCAAGGTGACCGGCGACGCGCAGCAGTACATGGAGACAAAGACCAAACTGCTGCAGGAGCAAATCCAGAAACAGACCGAAATCGTCACCCAGAGCCAGAAGGCGCTGGAGGCCATGCGAAAGAACGGCGTCAGCGAAAGCTCCGTTGCTTTCCAAAACATGAAGCAGCAGAGCCTTGCCGCCCAGACGCAGCTGGCCGCGATGCAGTCTGAACTCGAAAATGTCGGGTCAGCCGGCGAACAGGCCGCCAATGATATCAGCGGGATTGGGAGCCAGCTGAACAGCATCAAGCTGAACGCCAGCTGGGAGAATATCGCCCAGGGCGTGGAAAAGATCACCGAAAAGATGGAGGCCGCCGGACGCGCTGCCTTCAATATGGGCAAGAAGATCGTCCAGGCAACACTGAGCGGCGGCCAGTGGGCGGATGATCTTGCCACCACAGCGGATCAATGGGAGATTACGCCAGAGCAGCTCTATAGGATGCAGCAGACCGCCAACCTGATCGATACAAACGCGGAGACAATCTTCCAGAGCCGTCAGAAACTGATAAAGGCGATGGGCGGAGAGAACGACAAGGCCGCCATGGGTGCCTTTGCCGCGCTGGGGATCAGCAATCTGAGCGGATCCGATCAGAATATTGAGAATGTCTTCTGGAAGGCCGGCGAAGGCCTGATGAATATGGAGGATAAGGTCGCGCGGAATGAGTACGCCATGAAACTGTTCGGCAGGAGCTGGACAGACATGATCCCTATCTTCAAGGCGGGTCGGCAGGCGTATGAAGAAACCATGAACAGCTGGACGTGGATGGGCGACGAACAGTTCAGCAAACTGACCTCTCTGAACGACGAACAGATGAAGCTCCAGACCGAGTGGGAGAACTTCCAGCACCAGTTTGAGGCGGCTCTTGCTCCGGCGCTTACCGAGGTCATGACGATCCTGAACGAGCTGATGCATGAGTTCAACACCTACCTGACCAGCGATGCCGGGCAGGAGATGCTCCAGCAGCTGGGTGAAGCTGTCAGCGGCCTGTTTGAGGACCTGCAAACCATCAAGCCTGAAGAGGTTATGGAAAAGATCAAAGGCGCCCTGGACGGCGTCAAGAGCGGTCTGGAGTGGCTTATCAAAAACAAGGAAGGCGTCCGGCATGCGATCGAAGCGATTGCGGTCGCGTTCGGAGGGCTGAAACTTGCCGGGCTTGCTGCTAATATCGCGCAGATCGTGAGCGGGCTTAACGGCCTTGGAGCCGCTGCGCCGGCCGCAGCAGCTGGTGGGGCAAGCGTTGCTTCTTCGGCAGCCGGTGGCGGGCTGTGGGGAATCATTGCCGGTACAGCCGGGAAGATCGCCGGCGGAGTCGGTGCGGGTCTGGCGGTGCTGACGCAGGGCTTGTGGGATAAGAACTATGTTGGCAGCGACGATATCCTTGATCAGAACGGCCAGCTGACGGAAGACGCCAGAAAGAACGGATACACCCAGGATGCGAACGGGATCCACGCGCCTAACGCGACAAATCCGGTATCAACAGTCTGGGCTGAGCAATGGATGGTCGACGCGCGGAAAGAGGCCGAGGCTCTGGCAAAGATCCGTGAAGAAGAGCGGGCGAAAGCCGTGGAGGAAGGCCGGGGGACAGACTGGAGCGGGACCGGAGAAGCTGTATACGTGGACCACCGCTCCCGGATGGGGCGCCTGCCCACACAGGAATCTTTCGACCGCATGACAGAGGTGGCGGCGGAGAATACTGAAGCCGCAAACAAGGCCAAAGAATCCAGTGACAAGATGACAAGCGCGGCGGAAGACCTGAGCAACATGCCTTCTGAAATGTATTCCGTTGTTGAGAACGCCATCAAAAACGGAATGTCAAGCGTGGCCATTATCATCGGCGCAGGCGCGGTGGATACCATCGGAAGGCAGTTGGGCAACAGTATGGGGGCCAACCTTGTGCAAATGACTCGATGATTGAGGTGGTGACATGATCCTATCAAGGCGGGTGGCCCTGAACGGGGTCCAGCTGGACGAACTGGACGATGCTATCGTCATCCAGCGGATTGACCCCGGAACGCCATCCAGGAACATCGGAACAACCAGCATGATGGGCGGAGCCGGCCAGCGGATCACGGGTGAGCACTGGGAGACGCTGGACGTGGTAATCGAATACGGAATTAATCTCCCGAAGCGCGAGCTTGAACTCCGGCGGGAGATTTTTGACATGGTAACAGCCTGGGCGCTTGCCGGCGGGTGGCTGACCGTCAACTGGCTGCCGAACCGGCGCGTGTGGGTGGACAAGGTCGAGATCTCCAACGGCGGGGATATGTGGGAGTGGACTAACAATTACACCCTCACTTTCAAGGCCTACAGCGTCCCCTTCTGGGTGGATGAAACACCGACAACGGAAACGGCCCAGCAGGTCGCGAGCGGAGTGCTGTCGATCAATGTGGGCGGGAACGTCCGCAGCGTGCTGGATGTGCTGTTTGAGAACCGAAGCGGCATGACAATCAACAACTTCCGGATATCCGCCGGCGGGAACGAACTCGTGTTAACCTCGATCGCGCTGGGCGGGGATGAATCCCTGCAGATCAGCCACGGAACGGATGGGCTGCTGCGGATCACCGCCGGCAGCCGGAGCGTCCTTGACAAGCGGACGGGGGCGGATGACCTGTATGTCATGCCGGGGTCCAACGTTGTCAGCGTTGCTTCAGACCGCGCCGGAGCGCTGACGGTTATGAGCTATGGGAGGTATATCTGATGATACTTCTGCGAGGCCACAGCCTGACGCCGGAGCGAACGGTCCCGATGGAATCAATCAGCCTGAGGCTAAACGAGCGGAACAGCACGGCGAGCATGGTGCCGGTCTCCATGGACGGGATTGGCATTGACAGCTGGTTCCTGGACAATACGGAGCCGGGAAAGGGGATTGTATGGCGCGTGCAGGGCATCCAGACAGCTTACGCAACGGATACGCCAACTATTCAGCTTGAGCATGTTGTGTGCTGCCTTAAGGACCGGATCCTTTTCGGGAGCTATTCAGCGGCTGATATTGGCGGAGGAGCTACCGTCACGGCGGAACAGGCGCTGCGCTTTGTCCTGTCAAAGCAGACGGATTGGCGCCTGGGACAATGTGCCTACAACCTGTCCGCTCCGTATCAGTTTGACGGGGAAACCCTGTATGACGCGATTAAAAAAATAACGGATACGCTGGACAATGCATGGTGGGATCTGGATACCAGCGTGTATCCGTTTGTGATTAACATCATCCAAAGGCCGGCGGGAGCTGTCTGTGAGCTGAGGCCGGGTAGAAACTTGTCCGCTGTAACCAGGCAGCTAAATCTTGGCGGAATGTACACGCGATTCTATCCGATCGGCAAGGATGATCTGCATATTCCGTCCGGGTACGTAAGCCGGAACGAAGCCCTCTACGGCGTGCGGGAAAAGGTCGAGGTCGATCAGGAGCTTGCAACGGAAGCGGAGCTGATTTCCTGGGCGAACGAAAAGCTCCGGAAACACGCGCAACCTGAGGTCACCGTCACGGTTGAAGGCCTTGAGCTGGCAGCGGCCACGGGCGAAAGTGTGGATAAGCTAACGCTTGGGAGGATCTGCAAAATCCCACTGGCAGAGTTTAATACCACGATTGAAGAACGTATCACGCAGCTGGAATACTCCGATAAGGCACGGAATCCCGCAAAGGTGCGGGTGACGCTAAGCAACCAGCAGGACGACCGGGACATTCTCCACCTGATCGCGGATGAAATTAAGACCGGCGGGGGCCGGAGCGGGCGCGGTGGGCGATCCTCCGCCAAACAGGCGAAAGAGGATCACGCGTGGTTTGAAGACACGAACGAGCATGTTGCC